GTTTAGTCATTAACAACAACATAACCTAAATCAGCTTGTTGTATTGCTTGTATAGCTTTATCTCCACAACCCAATAACAATGTTCCTGTACTAGCAGACTGTCCTTGTATTAATTGATTAACTTTGTATGGTTTATAAAACGCTAATCTACCTTTAACAAAACATATAACATCAGATTTAATAGCGTAATTATGAAACCATTTAGTATCTGTTCTTGAATTTACTAATGCAATACCATTACCATAATCAATAAATTTTTCTAGCCATAAACCAGTTTCTCTGCCATATGGTGGATTGCACCATACAAATCCAAACCAATCTTTTTTTAATCCATCATCATCTTTACTAAACCAAAATTCAGTAGGTAACCAAGGTATTTTTTCTTTTGGTGAAGCTACATCTAAATCAAAATTAACTTTTAACGCTGTAAATACTTCAGGTGGTGTGTACCATTCGTTTGATTGCACTACACCACCAGGATTTTCGTGATAACCTGCATATTTGTTTGTCATTTATACACAATCTTCTATCATATGTGCAATACAATATGTACACAAACCACTATGAGTTAATGTAGTTTCAGGTGCTAATCCACAATCTTTACACATTATTCTTCTTCTTGATTAACTGTTGTAAGTATCTGTATGTTAGGAAGTATTGCAAGTAGTTGCTGTTGTCCATTAGGCAACAATATACTTTTACCCATAAACAAAGGCACTTCCTTATCGTTTCTTCTGTTTAATAATTCTGCAATCAACATACCTTCTGTTGCTTTGCTTAACATTACATCAATCATTCTTCCTCCTCTATATACTTTCTAATATCTTGTTTATTTAATTTTGCAACTTCTCTCAAATCTGTTGCGACATCTTTGTATTGATTAATATACCAATTATACATTTCAGTTACAACACCTGTACCTGGAAACAAATCATCTAATATATCTCCAGGTCTAACATTTAACACTTCAAATAACCAAATACAAAATCTTTCAGGCTTAGCACCTGTTAAACCTTTCTTCATAGTTATACTTGCAGACACCCAATCTTGATAACCTAACGCTTTAACACTTTCATTTCCAAATGTTTTTCTTTGCCTACCACCACTAACAATTACAGGCTCATAACCATAACTTGGTGTTACATTTTTTTTCCAAGCGTGAAATGGTTTAACCCACACCATAACCCTTACATCATCAGGACACATATTTAATATTTGTTTTAATGTAGGAGCTGACAATGATAATGCCCAACCATCAGGGTATTCTTTAACAAGTTTATCAATTAATTCTTTATGATTTACTTCCCCTGCATAATCTTCGTGGTCTTTGTAATGTCTTTTAGATTGACCAATATAAGGTGGGTCTGCATATGCAAACTTCATTCGTGTACCTTTGCAACACCTTCGTATAAAAAACCTACTACTTTTGCAACAGTTTTTGTATCTTCAAACTCTGTAGTTTTAGGCATTGGTATTTCTGTCCATTGAAAGTCATAATCTTTACGCACTAAGTTATGTATGTTCCAAGTCATAATCTTTCCATTGTATTCTGTGAGATATACAAACATCTTGCCTGTTTCTACTGACTTAACAATGTTGCTATCAAACTTTTTCTTTTCAATAGCCCAACTTCTGTATTGTTTATCTCTTGACTTTACCTCTACAATGTATCTATCGTTCTCTGCATCATAAGAACTGTAAGGATTTTCTACTTCTACTAAGTCAAGACCTGGATATATACTATTTAATTTATTTATTATCTCTGTTTGTGTCATACCATTACCTCTAATAATTCCTTACATAATTCATAAGGTACTTTACTTCTTTCATACGCACCTTTTAATCCTTGTGTTCCTGTCTTTGATCCTCGTGGTGCAGATTCGTGACAAGGCATACCATTCTTGCACATTGGTCTAGGTGTCCAAGGTGCATTAGTCCATATATCAGTAGGTTTCATTCTTGTATCTCCATACTGACAATATGTTACTGTGTGTCTAGTTAAGTGTTCTACTGCACTCATCTTACGCATAAGTCCTCTAGGATTTTCTATGACATAATACTTTGGTTGCAGTTCGTTCATTATCCAAATAGTTTTTTCTAATAATAGCAAACCTATTTCTGCATCTTTTGTTTTTGGTATCCTTATACCTTGTTCATCTGGTGCTGTCCAATGCGTACTGCAACTAGCTATACTAAAAGTAGTACAAGGTGGACTAGCCCATATAATATCTGGACTAAATAGTATGTCATCTATATTAAAATCTAATATATCTATTACTACATTTATTTTTTCATAATGACCATCAGTTAATAAATCTAGTCCATTATCAACTGTAAATGTTTCGTGTCCATACTCTTTAGCTACATTACTAAAACTACAACTTCCTGCAAATAATTCCAATACTTTCATTCTTCTTCGCCAAACATTTCTATCCAACACTTTGGGTGTGTGCCTGTAATTATTTGTTCTCTGTAGTCTTTGTCTAAAGACTTTACTGCATCTTGTATGTGATAACCTTGATTAAGATAAAACAATTCCTGTGTAAATATCTCTACAGTTCCTGTTTGCTTACAATGAAAACAAGGTTTAGTTTCAATAACATACTTGTCGCCATTTTCAAAGTCGTATATCTTTTCTATTACTTTCATTTATTATTTCCCTGCACTTTCTACAATATGTTTCTACAATATGTGTCGGCTCACCAAACATATCTATTTCGCCTACACCACAACTAAGACAATGCACTCTTTAACTTGTCAATCATTTCACTAGCATTACCTTTAGTTGCTTCGCCACCATTAAGGTATGACTTTGCTTCTGCACCTAGTTCATCTAATCCACCATCAATAGCTTGTGTAATAAGACTTTCAATAAAGTTCTTCTGTCCATCACTTATAGGATCTTCCATCCATTTACCCTCTGGTATATCAGCCATATCTTCCTCACTTTCTTTTTCTTCTACATCTCCTAGTGTTTCTATAATAGTATTAACTACCTCACTATTCCCTGCTCTTTGTTCAAATTCTTTTTTATATTTAATTACATAACTCTCTACAAGTTGTAAGAATTTATCTACATTATCGTTTGACCACTCACCTACATTGTTGCCAATAGATTTATCCATTTTTATTCGTGTCATACTTGTGTCATAGCATTTCTTTGCAAAGGTTTTATCCTCGTTGCACATAGTAAATACCATTTCTTTAAGCTGACCTTCTGTAATGCTAGAAGGGGATTTCGTAATCTCTTGTGCTACTTCTTTTTTTTTAGGTGGCTCTACTACTTGTTTCTCTACACCTGCGTAGTGTTCTTCCTCTGTTGTATCGCCTGTCCAAAGTTCTAGTCCTATACCAAATCGCATACAACATCTCTTGATTCCATCACTAACTGCTAGTTTTAGTATCTCACTTTCAGTTAAGTTCCTAGCTAATGCGTGTCTATCTACATCACCAACCTCTTGTACTGTACCAAGATCATCTATTTCTAATGTGCATTTTGCACCTACAACTGCGTTGTCTTTATCTCGTATGATGTCATAAGTAAAGTTGTACTTACCACCTACAACATCAACCAATCTCTTTGTGTATATGTGGTGTGGTACATAGTCGCCATACTTACCTTGTGGAGCTTTCTTTACTACACTCTTTGGAAAGTTAGCAGTTAATTTTTTATGTGTTTCTTTATCCATTTCTATCTCCTGTTCTGTGTGCCTACATTGTAGTTGTTATCTACGACAATTTCTAGTATCATTAAAGAAAACGATAAATGATTTATTCATATATTGTTTCCTTTCTGGAATAGCAGACTAGCGATAGTCTGCTATTTTGTTTCTATAACTTCTGCTATTGAAAACACTTGCATATTTAATGACTTGTGTATGTGATCTAACATATCTTGTGTATGTTCAATAGCTTTATCTTCTGCATCTGTTGTAACATACTTTGTGCCTACAACATTAACTCTATACTTTTTCATAATCGCACTCGTGCCTTTCGTATTCTGCAACTGTGTTGTATAACTCTGTAATTAAACAACTGTCAAAAACAAAACCATAAACACCTTCATCATCTTTATAAACTAACAACTCATCAAGAATTTCTAGTTCTTTTTTTCTATGTGGGTATCTGCTTATTAATTCAGCTACCATTTCTTCGTGTGTCATTACTTCCCTTTCTATCCTAAATATCTAGCTTTTTCTTCTTCATCTAAGCTATCTATATATTCTTGTTCGCATACATTACAACAATAACCATCTAAAATTATGTCGTTATCTTCATCAAGTATTTCAGCAGGGTATCTATCTACCCACCTACCACTACCAAAACTTGTATCTTTCCTACAATGTACGCATTGATTACCAATATCTAAATATAAAGTTCCCATTACTTCCCTTTCACTATGTTGTGGATCATTTGTCTAGTTAAATTAGTTATCTCTGCTAACTCAATAGCTGAATAACCAATACCATACAAATTCTTTATTGCTACATTTCTTAAATCTATAAACTCTTGGTTAATAGTTTTAAGATTTTGTAGTTCTTTCATACTTTCTTCTAATGCTTTACGATAATTAAACTCTGTTTGTTTATCTACATTGTCGCTTATGTTCTCTTGTGCTTGTGTCAAGAGATCGTTTAGTTCATCTTCCATTGTTATCTTTCTTTAACCTTTCTAATTCTTCTTCCATAAGTTGTTCAATAATTTTGTTTCTATCATCTTCCATTGTTTACCTCTTTACTATCTTGTATTCAGTTGGATTAACATAATGAATTAACTTAAAATACCCACTATTATTTGCTAATGTATCTATTGAGTTAATAATTTCTGTAAAGACATCATAATTTTTATCTTTACATATCATTATTGTTATTGTTTCTATCTCTATATCATTTGTATCTAATATAGATAAGTCTTTATAATCTTCCATTGTTTATCTTCCCTATTCTTTCTGCTTATAGCTTATAAAAAACTATCAGCTTTTTTAACTACTACTACATAACTTTGGTTAAATGTTTGTTGATCTACAATCTCTAATCTATTGCCCTCTATAAAATGCAACACTTCTTTAGTACTGCGAAAAGGTCTAAGAGTATTATTGTAATTAACAAATATATACCTACAATCTAGTGGTAATTCAATCTTCTGTTTTAATACCATAATCTTAGTATAACTAACTTTACAATTACTGTAAAGGTTATTTGCCTACAATATAGTTGCCTACACAATAGAAAAAACCAACTGATCTTAAAGGGGAAAGACCAGCTGGTTTAATCGTTAGCTATTGGTTAGCTATTAATTTAATTGATTTAATAATTCTTTATCTACCATTAAAATAATTTCTTCGCATAAATCACAAATAAAAGATTTATTTAGTTTTAATTCTGTAATAAATAACATATTAAACCACTGACAATTATTACAATCTATTTCTAATACTTCCATTATTTACCCCCTTTAATGTAATATTTTTTGTTTAAGCGATCGCTTATTCTTTCATATAAGTAACAACTTAAATAACCTATACTGTAACAACCTACAACCAATATAAAATACTGCGTAGGATTTAAAATAACTGTATCAATCATTTATTAATCCCTGTTCTATCCATATTTTATTTGTGCATTTATCACATATATTATGACTACTTAAAAAGTATTCATAATTATTTAATGTAGTGTTGCATCTTTCACATTTCACAATTAACCCCTTTCATTGATTAACCTTGATGTCTAACTTTATAAACACCCTACAAGCACCCTCTAACAAGTGCTTGTTAGCTATTTATTCTGTTTCTGCTATAACTTCATCAATCATTTCATTAACGGGCTCTAAACCCCAGTTATTAAAAATCGTTAACGCTTTACCAAATAAAACTAATTCTGTATAGCCGTATTTAGTAAAATCAACTGTTTCCATTTCATCATCATTATGAGCAATAGAAACAAAATCACTCCAACAACTAAGACCATTTAACGACCAATCATATAGCTGGTTTAAATGATCCTTAGCTTGTTCATAAGATATTGTTTTATTATCCATTGTTTAATTAACCTTCCTGATACTTTTATAAGTATCTATCTAGCCACCTTTACAATGGCTAGTTAGATAGTTACTTAATTAATTCTTTAATATCCTTAATATTAAATATTAATTCTGTTATTTCTCTACGAACTTTTACTCGCTTTTCAGCTAGTTTAATATCTTCTAGTTTATCCATACCAACTTTATCAAGCCAATCTTGTTTTTTAATTAGTTTAGATTCCTTACTAGCAAGGATTTCTTTTAGTCTTTCGTTGTCGTTCATTTCTTCCCCTTATGTTTAATTGTTAAATCCATTATACACATATATATGATTATGCAAGGTATTTTATTTAAGGATCGTTAGAAGTTATTAGATAAATGTTAAAGAATAATATTACTGTCGTGTCATAAGTTATTAAAACTATACCCCTATGTATTATAAAAAATCATATTGTATTATTTATGGCTAACTTACTTGTAAAACCCTTTAAAACATAGTTATTATAGGTTATCACACACAATTAACACCTAATTAACGCAACATAATATAGATTATCGGACAATTGCATATGTCAGAAAAGGTGGGGCTATATCGTATACGTAACCCCTTGATCAATGTATGGAAACTATACAATTACAATACAAAGAACATACTATATATTGTGTCCTTTTAGTGACCTACTACATCTAGTGGGTGCACTATCACAATAGTATTGTGTAGTATTACCGATCTGTTTTAGTGTGTTATCACACTCTTTACATTTCTTCAATAAGAAAAGAATACTAGAAAAAAAATTATTAAAGATAGAAGGATATAACTAACCCTGTGTCACTCCCTCCCAAAAACCAGAATGAACTAAAATCAGTAACATTTAAATATGTGAAGTAATAGGCTATTACCCTAGTTACTATGGTCCAGCTAGTCCACTTATCCTGTTGTTTGATCCAATATCTCTTTCTAAAAGCTGGAGAAATATCTTGTTTGTTGTTGTCATACTATCACATAAATATTAATATACAAATCATCTAAGGATAGTCCTTAGTATTGTATGAGGATACAATTAGAAAAAGAAAGATAGCTAATCATATAGACTTTGCGTTTGTTGATTTAAGTTAGATTCTTTTTTCTTTCATAACAGTTTGGACAACTGTATACGGAACAAAGCCCTGCTTCTTGCCCGAGGTGGGGTTTTGTTTATTGACTTACTTTCTGTTATGGTATATAATGAAATTACTCATTTCTTATGAGTATCAACTTCCCTGTTTGATTAACCAATAGCCCTAGCTTGTCTAGGGTATGCAAAAATTTTTTTTACGCCTTCGGCTCTTGTAACCCATCAGGCTTCTTACGACCTTTGATCCTAGGATATGTTTTTGTTTTATGAGCATTACAATATCTGTATTTGTTATATTTAGATATAACTGTATTGCAAGTTTCCTGCAAACAAATTCTTCCACTACTATAAGAAGTAGAGGGTTTATGGTTAGGATATTTATTTCCTTTTATGTAATCACTCATACAAGATATAGTATAGTTAGGAGAACATAGACACTATGTATGGTAAAAAGAAAAAGAAAATGACCAAAAAAGGTAAAGGCAAAAGAAGCAGATACTAATGGCTACCTATCAAGGAATGAAAGTAAAGCTAAATAGCCCTAGTGCTATTAGGAAAGGCGAACCAGGTTATGGTCGTAAATCTAAAAAGGTATTTGTTATGTCTAATGGCAAAGTTAAGAAAGTAATGTTTGGTGATCCAAATATGCCAGTTAGAAAAAGCAATCCTAAAGCTAGAGCTTCGTTTCGTGCTAGGCACAAATGTAGTACTGCAAAAGATAAAACTACTGCTCGTTACTGGGCGTGTAGAGATTGGTAAGGAGATAGTATGCCAAAAAAAACTAGATATTCTGCAAAGCAGAAAAAGATTGCAAAGTTAGCAGTACCAAGAAATAAATTAACTGCTGCTGATTTTAAGAAACTTAGGAAAAAATAATGAAAATTAAAGGAGTAGATGTATCAAGTCTAACTAAAAGACAACAACAGACTATGAAAAAACATTCTGTTCATCATACTAAAAAACATTTACAGTATATGACTAACTCTATGAAAAGAGGTACATCATTTAGTAAAGCACATAAGAATGCACAAAAGAAAGTAGGAAAATAATGGCTGCTAAAAAAGGTTTATATCATAATATAAATAAAAGAAAAAAAGCTGGAACAAGTAGATCAAAAAAGAAATCTACTATTAGTCCTAAAGCATATAAAGAAATGCAAAAAGGTTTTCCTAACAGCAAAAAAAATAAAGCTAAACGCAAAAGAAAAAAATAGTGGCTGAACGCAAAACCTGTGCAAACCCAGGTTGTGAAAAAAAATTTACAGCCCATTCTAATAAAAAATTATATTGTTCTGATCAATGTAATAAAAAAGCATATTACAAAAGAAACAAAAAGAAAAAACAAGAACAATTTACTTCACAGATGACAGCTAGTCGTGGTGAGTATTACCAAGATTATGTAGATAACTTTGCAGCAGAAGTAGAAGAAAAACTTATAAATAAAAAAGATGTTGCAGAAATTTATGGTGTTAACAATTCTTTAATAACAAAAATGCACGAAGCATATTTAATAGACAAAGATAATTTAGAAAAAAAGAAAGATTGGACAACACCTAAAGAAGCGTTAAAAGCGTTAGATAAATTTGAAGATTTTAGAAATAGATATTTTCAAACAGAAACAGGAGATCAATATGAAACAGCAGATTTCCATAAAAAATGGATTGGTAGTATTTTAAAAGCTATTGATGAAGGTGGAGAGCAAATGATACTTAGTCCACCACGACACGGCAAAACAGATTTACTTACACATTTTGCTGTATGGCAAATATGTAAAAATCCTAATGTAAGAATTATGTGGGTGGGTGGTAATGAAGAAATAGCTAAAAATGCTGTAGGTGCTGTAGTAGATCATTTAGAACATAACGAAAAACTTATAGAGGATTTTTGTGGTCCAGGAGAAACATTTAAACCTAAAAACAGAAGTGGTAAGTCTTGGACATCAGGACAGTTTACTATTGCTACTAGAACTGTAACTGGTATAAAGTCACCTACTATGGTTGCTGTAGGTAAAGGTGGTAAAATACTTTCTCGTGACTGTGACTTAATTATTGCAGATGACATTGAGGATCACAGTACAACAATACAACCTAGTGCTAGAGAACAAACTAGACAATGGTGGACAACTACTTTGTCATCTCGTAAAGAGGAACACACAGCTATTGTTGTTATTGGTTCAAGACAGCATCCAGAGGATTTAT